CATCGGCAGTATTGCTGGTCTCATCGCTGCTATTACTGGTTGGTTCGTTACGCGCATGGTCCGGGGATACGATGATCAGATTAAAACCCTGTTTGGAAAAATCGACGACCTCCGCGACGACCTCGCCGAGCGAACAAAGGATATCCCGGTCATCAAAACCGATATCGAATGGATAAAACCCGAGATCAAAAAATAGTGCTTGACAAATACATATTATGTCCCATAGTAGCGGCATAAATGGATAAGATTTTAGAAATAATTTCGCGATTCAAGGAAATTAAGTTCACCGGAAAAACCGTGATTATAATATCGGTCAACCAGGGTGGAATTATATCAGTGGAGGAATACAGAAAAAAGTAATCATCGCGCATAATTTTTAGCGGAGGCTGTAGCGCCCGGCGATGCCGAGGAATGCCCTATAAGACCGCATCTCTAACAAGAGGTGTGGTCTTTTTTTGTTTAAAAAAAATTATGAAAAAAATAATTATAAACGGTGAAATTGGATGGGAGGTCACGACTCAGGGAGTTCGCGCCGACCTTGACGCAGCCGCAGGCGACGATCTGGATATTCAGATTGCGAGCCCCGGCGGATACGTGTCCACGGGCCTCGCCATTTTCAACCTGTTTCGCGACTACAAACGGGAGCACCCGGGCGCCCAGATCGTCGCCACGATTAAGGGCGTTGCCGCGTCGATGGCGACGTACCTCGCCGTCAATCCCGCGTTCGACCTTGTGGTGGCCGAGGACAACGCCGTATTCATGATCCATAACGCAATGGGCGGAGCGAGCGGCGACTACCGCGATATGCGAAAAATGGCAGAAATACTCGATGGCGTGACACAGATAATCGGAAAGGCGTACACCGCGAAAACAGGAACCGCGCTCGAAGAAATCCGCGATATGATGGATGATGAAACATGGCTGTTCGGCGACGAAATAAAAGCCGCCGGATTTGTAGATGAAATCATAAAATCAGAGGACGACGCCAACAAAGAATCGGCGCTTGCACAGGCGCATATAAAATTCGACGCACTCGCCGCGCACATGGCCGAGAAACGCGACGACATAAAACAGATTGCCGCACTCATAACAGATGAAATAGCAATAGCGCACAACCCCGCACCAAACGCGGGCAAAAATACTATGGAGGTTCAGGGCATGAATTTTGAACAGCTGCTCGCACAGAACCCCGCCGCGAAAGCCGAGTATGACGCAATCGTGAGAAATCACGAGAGCGAAAAACAGGCACAGTTTGATGCGGGGAAAATCGAGGGCGAGAACGCCGTAAAAGCGCGCATCGCCAAAGCCGCGCCGTACCTGATGGCGGATTGCAAATATCCGAATCAGATCAAAGACCTTGCCGTAGGCGTCATCAAGAGCGAGAAATCGATCGAAGGACTCGAAACTGCAGTTGCGGTATATGACGCCCTTGCCGAGAAAGCGAACTCCGAAGCTGCCGCCGCCGAGGCCGCATCATCCGCAGTTGCGAGTGGCCAGCAGGACGATGCCAACGCTCCCGAGGCAAAGTTCCAGTCGATGGTCGAAGCCGACAAGAAAAATTTCGGCATGGAGGTAAAATAACATGGCACTCCAATCACGGATTGACAATTCGAGTTGCCCGCTGATCCGAAACGGATACAGCTTTTGGAGGAATGGCATAATTCTCCAGGACGTAGGTCGAACAGAACCGCTCGCGTACGGGACGATCATGGCTCAAAATGCGACGACGAAAAAATGGTCGCCGTTTACTGCGCTCAACAATACCGCCGGGCTCTCGACGCCGCGTGGAATTTACATCGGCGACGAAATACCTGCGGCTGATCTTGTAGCGGGCGACATCGCTGATTGCCTGATAATGGTCGGCGGATGTGCCGAGGTTGACGAAACGCTCGTAGTATGGGATGCCGACACTCAGAGCGCCGACAGCATTATTTCTGCGGCTGCCGCAAGCCCTTACATCGTCATCGACGCCCGCGCGTGCCTGATGATGTTCGGAATTTGTCTTGTCAACACCGAAGACATTTCGGCGTACGAAAACTAAGGAGGATATAAAAATGGCAACTCCGCTTGCTGTTGACCAGTTTTCCAGATACATGGCCTCGCTCTTCGATGAGCGAAAAATAATCCAGGTATCGACGGCGGGCCTCTCATTTTTTGGCCGCCCCGAACACATGAGCGAAACCCATTACGAGACCGATGCGAAAGTGGTTGATATCGATATCATTCGCGCAACGGATCGCGTGGCCGCGCTCATTCATCGCGGGACGAACTCGACCCACATGGGCGACCTCGAATCAAAAAACAAGGCCGAGAATTTCAGCTCGTTTTCCCGCGTGTACCCGCTCGCCGAGGAGGAGTCCAGCATAAACGCCGACCAAATCCTCAACCGTATCGCCGGCGAGGGTGCGTACTCACGACAAGACAGACAGGCGAGAATGCGTTATCTCGCGCTTAATTATCACATGGAGCATATTCGCAAATTCGTCCGACTGTTCGAGTTTCTGGCGTGGTCGTCGATCCTCACCGGCCAGCAGCCCGCGATAATCGGTACGACCAATGCTGATCTTGTTTATGATTTCCGCCGTAACGCATCGCTGTTTATAACTCCGGCCGCTCCGTGGGATCAGGCCGGCGCGAATATCCTCGGTGATATCGACGGTGGCGCATATCAGCTCGAAATAACCGGACACGTCAGCCCGAATGTGTTACTCATGCCAGGCGACGTAAGCTCGGCGCTTGTGAACGATGCCACAATCAAGGAGTTTGCTAACATCCTCAATTTCCATTTTGTGAGCGTCGGTCCAAGCAACCCGATTCCGGCCAACCTGGCACCGCTTGTTGCCGGTGGTGCAATCGCGCGCGGGCTCATCATCACCCCGCAGGGCCGCGAGATATGGCTGTTGACGTATCTGCGGACCTACACCGACCGCACCGGCACGACCCGCAAATACCTCCCCGACGGCATGGCGGTACTCGCCTACTACGGTGCCCGTTGTGACCGGTATTTCGGACCTCCGGAACTGTTGCCGCCGACCGGTGCAAAATCGGCGTGGTATGCCGACATGTTCGGGTTTGACATGCTTGCGCCTCCGATGCCGACCAACATCAAAAACGCTGGTGCAGTGGTCGATCCGCGCATGTTTTACTCGTCCGCATTCGAGGTTGACGATAAAAAAGTCAGCCTGAAAACCCAGACGGCCCCGATTTTCTCGACCACACAGACCGACTCGTTTGTCGTGTTCTCCGGCCTGACCGGGGCAGGGAGCGAATCATGATCCTTAAATGGGTTGATGACCGATCGGTTCTCGCCCATGACGGT